ATGGACGCTGGGCATTGGGTGCCGCTGAAATGGCTGTGCGGGAACACGTTCACGTTCCACTGGGGGCGTCCAAGCTTGTAGTATTTGCACAATGCGGCCACGAGGTGTGCGCCGTTGTCCAGTGTGGCGTCGCTGATGGTCCACGGGCTGGTGCTGATGTCGGCGTGTTCGACGCTGATGCTGTTGGTGTTCGCGTCCCAGTTGCCGCACGCCCACGCGGTGTCCGAATCCCACACGTGCTGGCTGATCTTGCCGTCGGCGGCGACCTGGTAGTGCGCTGATGCCTCGCGGGTCTGCCACACGTTGTAGATCTGCTGCGCGGTCAGGTTGCCCGCGTTGTGGTGGACGACCACGTATTTGACGCTTCCACCGGAGCGGCCCGGCGTGTAATGCGTGTTGAGGATAAGGTTCTCGTCCGCTTCAAGAGTGTTCCAGTTCTTCAATTGATGCTCCTTTTCATTGGATATGGGTTTTCGGGGTCTTTGGTGACTTGTCTTCGGATATGGGAAAGCCCCACACGGTATGGTGTGGGGCCAAGATCAGTCGAGCTTGTACAGTCGGGGAGTGAAGGTCTTGTCCACCGTGCGGTTTTCGGCGAATCGGATAGCGAACTTATGGGTTTCGGTTTTGGTGATGGTGATTTCCTGATCACTCTGGTATCCGCGCCACAAGTTTTTACCTGTGGGGTCCTGAATCTCCGTGTACACGTTGTATGAGTCGATTTCGCATTTCGGGGCGAGATATGTGCCGGGCGTGAGTTCGCGTTGCGTACTGATTTCGAAGCCCCGCGTGCTTGTGCCTTTGAGCTTGTATTCGCCGCCCAGTGGGGTGATCGTGAGGCCTGACACGGTTTGAGCCGCATACTCAGGCCACAAGTTCTCTAGTTCATACCCCCCCCCCTTAAGGCTTGTGTTGTCGGGTTTCATCCAATCGTGTGCGGTGTCGCCGGATTCCAATTGGACGCGAATGTCGCCGTTCTTCATGGTGGGCTTGACCTCAGTGGCGAGGATTTCGAAGCGCAGGCTGACGGTGCCGGCTGGGACTGTCCCGGCATTACCCGTGTTAATCTGGGCACCCAGTTGACCACCTTTGGCGTCAAGGCATTTGACGGAGACGGTCAGACCGTCGATACTGGTGGGCCTGCTCAATGTCACGGCACCATGTACCGGGCAGGGGAACGTCCATCGAATGCCCGCCCACTGGCTTGAGGCGGTGCCGGTGACATGCAATGACCCGTCACTGTTAACGGTGGCGGTCAAACCGTTGCCCGACGCGGGCCCGTAGGACAGCAGGTTACGGGATTTCACCGTGACTGGAATCCGCTTGCTGATGTTCGGACTGGTTTTCGAGTTGATGGTGACCGTTGTGTTACCGGGTTTCACGCCGGTTACGGAAATACCCATGAGGGGCCTCCTTGAAATAATGGAAGCCCCTATTCATGAGGCTTCCGGTTTATACGTATGGCTTGTACGCGTGTGCTTCGCTGCCGGTTCCCAGCATTGGATACAACGTCGCGTCAACGGGCACACCGTTGTTCACTCCGACCTTGCACTGATAGGTACTGTTTTCCGATACCGTGAACGTGACAGCCAAATTGTGAACTTGATTGTCCAGCACCTTGTATTCGGTCTTGCCGCCTGTGGTAACGGCTACGAATAGGATGATTCCGGCGGGGAGGTTCGCGGTGGATAACGTGTATTGTCCCGCTGGCAACGGCGTATTATCCGTACTACCCTGATCGGCACGCCCGATTGACGAGGTGCTGGTGCCTTTCACGTGGATGCCACCGTCGGCGGCGACCGTAAACGTCACGCCATTCTGCGTACCGTTTGGTATCTTCAGCCACACGTTCTTGATCGGGGGCAGCACGCGTACTGGAATGGTTTTCGAGGCAGTGCCGGCTTGGATGGTTAGGCTGGTGTCACCCGGGGTCAGGCCGGATACGGCCCCCCCCCCCCCTAAAAGATTCGTTCATGATGGTTACTCCTTACTGTTGATGGTTGCGATGGCCTTGTCGAGGATGTCCACGGCGAATTCCTGCGGCGCGTACGCGGGCAGCACGCCTACGTCGAGGCTGGCTGTCTCGCCAACCCTCAATGTCAACGATTCCGGGGTGACGGTGATGCCGGTCGGTTTCGCGTCGCCAACCACGGCGATATCCGGGCTGGCGGCGCTGGCCGTGAACTCCTGCGATGCCGCATCGGGCAGGACCGTCACCTTGAGGTTCATGCTCTCGCCCACGCGCAGGGTGACTGCATCGACCGGCTGGCCGGAATCGTCCGTGACCTTGATGGACTCGGGTGCGTAGGCCGCGCTGATGGACACGGCGGCGGAAGTGAAACCGTTGACGGTGGCGGTGACGAGAATCGTGCCGCCATGCCTCCACGTGAGCGTGTTGCCCGAAACCGTGGCGGTGCTCGTGTCCCTGCTCGTGAACGTCACGCCCTTGGTGGTCAGCAGGTCGCCAACATGCCCGTCCGCATAGGTGGCCTTGGCTCCCAGTTTCAGACTGCCGTTGACGGTCAGAGACTTGGGCAGGGCATTGCCCTTATCATCCGTGATCTCGATGGAGACCACCGTATCCTTGTCGAGGGGCCATACGAGCTTGCCGTTGAATAGGGCGTTGTACGTGTGACCGCCCATCAATGGTTTGCCGACACGTTTGCCGGCGTATAAGGCTGGCATGATCAGGCCTCCTTCACAGTGGCCTTCTTGGCCTTGGCTGGCGTGGAGTCCTTGCCGGGTTCCTCCGTGGTTTCCTCGGCGGTGCCGGTGGAAGGCAGTACGGTGGTCGCAGCCTCCGCCTTATCCTTCACCGCCTGAACCGTCGAATCGATGGTGGCGATAGCGCTCTCGCCCTTCGCCGCAACCGCGTTGGCGGTGTCGGCCACCGTCTGCGAATCATTGGCGACGGAAGCCGCCGCCACACTCGCGTTCGACGCGAGAACATTCAAATTGGACTGGACGGCGGTCGCCGAATCCGCGGAGGACCGGGCGCTCAGCATGGCGCTCTTAGCCAACGCGGCGTTAGTCTGAGCTTCGGCCGTGATGGACTCCAACGTGCTCATGGCCATAGCAGCCTTGGTGACGCTCGCGGTCTCGTTGAAGAACACCAGCACGTCCGGGTATCGGGCGGAAAGCGTCTCCGCCTCCGACTGGGTGGCGGCATGGCGAACCTTCAACAGTTGGGAGCCCGTCATATCCTTCGGCACGAACGTGCCGGCGTCCACTTCCACGAGGTCGGCGTATTCGACCTCGGTCTGGGAATTGGGCACTTCGACGTAGCGCGTGTACGCCTGCGGCGAATCCGCCAGTTCCACGACCTGCCAGACGAAAGCGGGCGTCGTAGGCAGCAGGTCAACCGTCAACTCACCGTCCTCGGACAAGTCCGCGTCGAACGAAGCCGCGATGACAAGATTCTTCGCCGCGTCGAAATGACGACGCACCGGGCGGAACCGCATCGTGCCGGTGACCGGGTCCAGGCCGCCGGTCCTCGGCTTCCTGATGCTGATATGGATTTGGGTCATTACTGTTCCTCCTTATTGGATTCGATTGTTTCGGGTGCCACGTCCGGGCGAAGCTCGTCCGGCAACGAGGGCTTGGGATGCCGTTTCAGAAACTCCGGCTCTGTGACCTCGCAGAACGACTGCAGCCAGTGGAACAGGCTGCGCGTATAGGCCACGGCCGTGAAATACTTGCGCTGCACCTCCTCCAGATGCCGTATCTGCTCCTCCTGGTAGGCGACCTGCTCACGCAGCGGGCTGATGATGCTGTCCGTGAGGATTTTCACGGCCTTGTCGGCAGCGTCGGCGGTGATCGAGTCGATATCGGCCTCGTTCTTCCTGCTGTTCGACCATGCGCCGACCAGTCCGCCGATGCCGCCGCCCCCGATCAGGGCGAGAATGACCGCGCTCCAGAATTCCACGGAACCGAATAACTGTTGGAATGGGGACATCCCGTTCCCCTCTCTTTTTTGGAAAACCCACACGTTCGTCCCCGTTGGATAGGCCAACGGGCGTGTGGGTTTTGGAGGTTGAAAATGCTGTTACGAGAGTTTTGGGCCAACCGGTTTTGGCCGTATTGCACGCGGAATCTGCGTGAGAGCACGCGCGTGGGCTACGAGAGCGCGTGGCGGTTGCACGTCAGACCCGTGTTCGGCGCATCGGATATGGACGCGATAAGCGTGGAACTGGTCGACAAATGGCTTGCCGGTTTCGATAGCGCGGGCGCGGCACGCAAGGCATGGGCCGTACTACGCGCGATGCTCAGGCGGGCTATCCGCTGGAACCTTTTGGACGTGGACATCACGAGGCGTGACATCCAACTGCCGGCCAAAACTCATTACGAGCCGCGAATATTGACCATCCGTCAGCAGCGCACGCTGTTGCGGGGCTTCTACGCTCACCCTTTGGAAGCGTGGCTTATCTGCGCCGTCTCATGCGGATTGCGTACCGAGGAAGGGTACGGGCTGGAATGGTCGGATATTGACCTGCGCTCAGGAGTGCTGCATGTCGAGCGTGGCCTGCAATGGGTGGGCGGGCATGAGGCCGTCGTGCCGCCGAAAACCGAATTAAGCCGCCGCACGCTCCCGTTGCCACGCTTCGCCGTCAAACGACTGCGCGAAATCAAACCACGCGAGGGAGGCCGACTCATCGGCACCCTCACCCCGCCACAAGCCGCACGCCAATACGCTAGCTGGTGCAAACGGCATGATCTGCCGTATGTGCCCGCACGCAACCTGCGTCACTCGTGGGCGACGAGCACTCTGGCGGCGGGAGCGGATATCGCCATCGTGAGCAAAATGCTCGGACACAGCGACATCAAAACCACCGCAAAGTATTACCTCAAACCGGATATCACGGCTTTGCGAGACGCGCAACGCCTCTGGGAACGAGCCTTGGTCGCCTGAACGGGATTCCCTAACCCATCGCACGGCAACATGGAAAGTGCCGTACAGCCGTGGCCTTATCAGGTTCGACCGCATTGGCAGCCTGTGTTTCGCGAGCGGAAACGTGAAATTCGATGGAAGCGGCGATCAGAATTACGTGGCGGCGCAGGAAACCATACCACAGGGTTACAGACCGGTGATAGGAAACACTGCGATAGCGGTGTTCGGCGGAAACTGCACGCTAATCCTTTACAGCGAAAAATCAGGCAAGGTGACCATGCTCGGCAATCCGAACAATGCTTACGCGGGCTGCACCGGCGTCTGGTACACGGATGACCCAATGCCAGCCTAGACGCCGACGAACCACGTCAAGTAGCCTACTCGATTATCGTTGCTGCCGGAACTGCCCATGTTCGCGGCTCGTATCAGACCAGAGGGATTGACCACAAGCAGTCCAGTATGGCTACCGCCGTTGCTGACCAGCATCGGAACGCCGACCTCTTTTTTAGGTCTGAGGTCGTCGGGCACCGTGTACGGGCAGTTCAACGAGTCCCATGAGCCGCCGCCGAATTTCACGCTCGCATTGACGGCCATGATCGGCCCGCACCTCGTGACCTTCCACCCATTCGCGTTGTACAAGACGCTGGGGGTTAGGGAATCCCACACGTCGCTCATCGGCCGCAAAACATTAAACAATGGCACTGGTGTGCCGATGGTGATGCCGTCCAACGGGATGCGGTACAACGGCATATCGTAGGTGGTGCCCCCGTCCAACGGGCTGGTGGTGTTCAACGTGGGGTCGGTGGGCGTGCCCGTGGTGGGCGTGCCCCTGACCACCACCAGTTCCGTGCTCTCAACCGACTGCGAGCCCTTCGTGTACCGGCAGACGATCAGATCGTTGCGTTTCTGACCCTGACTGCCGTTCGTGACGATCAGGTCCTCGGGCGTGCCTTGGCTGACGTGACGCCCCTGCATGACCAGCTCGCCCGTGCCGACAGTCACCTTGTTCGCCGAAACGACGGTGATTTCGAACTTATCGTGCACGTCGAGCACATAATCATCCAAACCGAGGATGCCGGCGTTCAATCCTGCGGCCTGTTCCGCCGTGGCGTGCGCCTTGTTCGCATGTCCGGTTACGAGTTCAACCATTCTGCTTGCCTCCGTTCTTGTACCAGCTATCGAAGCCGTTGTCGATGTCCTTCAACCGGTTGGCGTATTCCTGCCAGCAGTTCGTGCAGAACAGGTAGCCGTGCTCCTTGCCGTCCGCGTCCAGTCGGATCGTGTTGTACCACGTCTTGATATCCGGGTCGTCCAGATCCTTGTACCATTTGTTTTTGCCGCACCGGTCGCATTGCATGACCGTCGCTTTGTCGATACGCGCCATAATCGGCTCCTTACTGTTTACTCGGCCTCATAATCGACGGACATCACGCCGCCCGAGACCTTGACGATTTTCTTGACGATCGAGGCGTTGACGGTGATGCCGGTGAGATTATCCCTTGCGGTCACGGTGTCGCCCACGTCGAACACCACGTTCGCGTCGTCGCGGACGGTGACCTTCACATCGCCCTCGGACTGCAGATCCTGTAGTTTCTCACGGGTCTTCTGGTTCAGTTCGG